GGTTGAAACCAAGGAAACCCTGTGCGCCAACGTGCTGAACAACGCCTTCACGGGTGGTCAGTATGCTGGTGGTGATGGTGTGGCGCTTAACAGTGCTTCGCACCCCATCGTGAATGGCACTTTCAGCAACCTGCTGACCAACGCTGCTGTTCTCAGCCAGACATCGCTTGAGCAAATGCTCATCCAGATCCGTCAGGCCGTGGACAACAACGGCAAGAAGATCCGTCTTGTTCCACGACAGCTTGTCGTTGCCCCTGGCAATATCTTCCAGGCTGAAGTGTTGCTCAAGTCCGTCTTGCGTGCTGGCCAAGCAAACAATGACATCAACCCAGTCAAATCCATCGGCTTGCTCGATGAAGGCGCTGCGGTCCTGTCACGTTTGACTTCGAGCACTGCATGGTGGGTTCAGACCGATGCGCCCGAGGGCATGAAGCTCATGATGCGCCGTCGCCTTGAAAAGACCATGGAAGGTGATTTTGAGACCGACACCATGCGCTACAAGGCAACTGAGCGTTATGACGTTGGCTTCACCGATCCTCGTGCCATGTACGGTACGCCTGGCGTCTAAGGAAACCAGGGGGCTTCGGCCCCCGTCTTATAGGAGTTAAAGCATGACTACGACTCGGTTTCCTAATGGGATCACCAATGTGGGTGAGCAGTCGCTGTTTGCCGAATTAGGGCAGCCAGCGGCTACTAATTTCCACACCTATTTTGAAGACTTCGATTATTACAACGCCGCTAATTGGACCGTTACAGAGACGCAAGCAGGCGCAACGCAAGCACTCACTGATGGCGATGGTGGTTTATTGCTGTTGACCAACACGGCTGCAGACAATGACTTAATCTCTTTGCAAAAGGTTGGTGAGTCATTCCGTTTTGAGGCTGGTAAAGCGCTGTTCTTCGAGGCCCGTTTCAAGGTTAGTGACGCCACGCAATCGGATGTTGTCATCGGTCTTCAGATCACTGACACCACCCCGCTTGATGTGACTGATGGTGTGTTTTTCATCAAAGCTGACGGTGCTGCGACAGTCAATTTCCTTGTTGAGAAAAACAACACGGCAACGACTGCAAGCTCAATCGCTACGATGGCCAATGACACCTACATCCGTCTTGGGTTTTACTATGACGGATCTTCGGCAGTGCAGTATTTTGTCAATGGCACCTACACGGGTAGCTCAGTGACAACCAACTTGCCTGACGATGAGGACATGACAGTCACCATCGCAATCCAGAATGGTGAGGCAGCAGCCAAAACCATGACGGTGGACTACGTTTATGTAGCCAAGGAGCGGTAATCATGGGTTATGCCGTTTACATCGTAACTAATATTGCAAATGCTAAGCAATATGTTGGCATTACATGCAATTTAGATACAAGATGGAAGCGGCATAAAAAAGCATTAGGCGAAACTCCGCTTTTGCACAGGGCTATCAAAAAGTATGGCAAAAACGCTTTTGTTTTTACTCATATTGCAGATGCCTTTGATCGCGAATCAGCTTTTGTTATTGAAAGATTATTGATCGAACAGCACAACACTCTGTATCCAAATGGTTATAACTTAACCAAAGGTGGTGAAGGTGGTGTAGGTGCTTTGATAGGCCGAATCGTAACGGATGAAACCAAGAAAAAGATTTCAGCATCTTTAATTGGAAATCCAAGCCCAAGAAAGGGCGTCAAATTATCGGACGAAACAAAACAAAAAATTAGCGATTCAAAAAGGGGCAAGCCAAGCAAAAGGTTGGAATACAAACATTCCGAAGAAACAATTGCAAAGATTCGAGCAAAAAAAATTGCTCGTGATGCAATTGCAAAAGCCAAGGAGTTTGAAAATGTCTAGTTTTAGACCGATGGTCAAAATGATGACCACTGAGCCTTCAGTTGTACTGAAGCTCAAAAAGGGCGGCAGTGTCTCCAAGAAGCACGGACACAAAATGATGGACGGTGGCGTGATGGCTGGGCTTGCTGAAGGCCCGGCTCCAAGCCGCATGCAGATGGGCGAGGGCACATTGCCTGGTGCCGCACCTGCGCGTCCATCATTGGCCATGCGTCGGAAGATGGCAATGAAGCGTCCTATGGCTCGCCCCATGATGAAAGAAGGTGGCGAGTCCAAAGCCGCTCACGCAGCCGAGATGAAAAAGATGGCAGGCACTGAGGCCAAGCTTAAAAAGCATGCTTCTATGCCAGCATCCAAGGCCCACAAAGGCCTGAAAACCGGCGGTGTTGTGATGGGCCAAGGTGGCTACAAAGATGGTGGCATCATCAAAGTAGCAGCCTCTGAGAAGGGCGCAAAGGGCTATGTAAGCACGAAGATGGACACGGCTGAAGGCGAGCATCACACGCCTAAAAAGACGGGTGACGTGTCCATGGGCAAGCCTGGTGGCTACAAGCGTGGTGGATCTGCTTATGCTAAGGGTGGCGGTGTTGAGGGTAATGTCTCAACATCATCGCCTGGCGTAACCAATACCACCACAGGCGAAGTCAAGAAGGGCAATGCTGGTGGCTTCAAGAAAGGTGGTGCCTCAAAAAAGCACTACGCTACGGGGGGTTTTGTTGACTCAGGCAAACCCGTAGCCTACCCCAAGCATCAAGTCTCAAAGCCTGTAGCTAACAACCTGCAATCGGGTACGTTCAAGAAGGGCGGCAAAGTTTACAACCAGGGTGGCACTGCCAAGCCTGATGTATCCAAGCCAGTCGCTGATCCCGAGGCCACCGCGGCAAAAGCCAAGCGTGACCTTGAGGATGCAATGAACCCGATCAGTATGGTCAAAGAGCTTGGCGGCAAGTTGATGGATAAGATCCGCGGTAAAGGATCAGTCACTGAGACCAAAGAATCGGTCACAGTAACGCCACCCCAGGCAAGGCGCTAGATAGCGGGGGCTTCGGCCCCTGCTTCATTTGAAGGCATGAAGTGGCAACCATAATTTCCTCGATTACTAGGCAAGGAACATTTGAGCCATTTGAGCTGCAAGTAGCTCGCGGCCAAATTCAGGGCCACCGTAATGTCACGGTTTTCGGATTCAATCCTGACGTTGACACCACTCAGGTATCGGTTTGGCCACTGCCAAGCTTGATCACCTTTCCGTCTTCTGCAATTCAAATGACGGTCAGTTCAAGTAGCGCAAACGATACAAGCGCAGGAACGGGTGCGCGAACAATCGTTGTGCAGGGGTTGGACGCAGACTACAACGAAGTTACTGAAACCGTCACCTTGAACGGTCAAACGGCTGTGACGATGACGGCTTCACTTCTTAGAGTGAACTATGCTTATGTTGCAACAGCAGGCTCTGCAAACAGCGCTGCTGGAGACATCTATATTGGCACTGGTACTGTGACCTCAGGCGTTCCCGCGACCGTGTATGACATCATCAAGTTAGATTACAACAACACGACCACGGGAAGTTACACAGTACCTGCGGGTTATACCGCATATTTTTCTCAAGGTCTCTTTTCTACTGGTCAGGCCACCGGGTCAACTAAAGTTGAGGGTAGATTGCTGACCAGAGGTACTAACAACATTCGCATGACTGCCGCAATCACGACGATTAACAATGGCGTTGCAAATTATGTGTTTGAGTATCCATTGGCGATACCTGAAAAGACCACGGTGGAGGCCACGGCAATTGGCGGTGCCAACAACAATGCCGTTTCTTCAATGTTCATTTTTGTTTTAATCAAACAGGGGCCGTAATACTTTTATGTTACTGCTTCATTTGGAAGTATGTACACTAAAATTCAGGTGAATTATGAAGCCAATTACCGTTTCACAAACCGCCGCTGGATCAACGGGCACGATTCCCCTTAATGTCAATGTCAATCCATTCAATATTGGGATTGCCGTTGTTGTATCGGGAACTGTTAACTACACCGTGCAGTACACATTTGATAATGTTTGGTCGGCAACGTATAACTCAGCGACAGCAACTTGGTTTGACCATGCCTCGCTTGCCGCGCAGACAACCAGCCAAACAGGCAACTTTGCCTTTCCTGTTGCTGGCATGAGATTGACTGTTAATTCAGGCTCAGGAACGGCGACAATGACAGTTATTCAAGCAGGTCTTGCATGACTTTAGGATATGCAGGCGTATCAAACCAGGCCAATACATCGTCTGGTTATGCGCTCAATGTGTCTGCTGCCAACTCAGGCACCTTAGTAGGTGTTGGGGTTAGTGGAACAGGCATTGTTGATGATTTTTCTGGGGTTGTGCCACCGGCAGGAAGCTTTATCATCTTAGAAGTTTCGGGTTATCTTGTGCAAGAAGTAGGCACGGCACCAACAAATCGATTTGAGTTGGAGTGATCATGGCAGATACCAAGATCTCTGCATTAACCAGTGGCAATCCGGCGCAATCAACGGATGAAATTCCCATAGCGCGTAGTGGTGCTAACTTCAAAATCACAGCAGGCAGCATTGCTGCGCTTGGCGGTGATGTAGATGGCCCAGCATTATCGGTTGATAATCAGATTGCTTTGTTTGATAGTACGTCTGGCAAGCTAATCAAGGCCGCAACAACGACGGGACTTTTGAAAGCCTCTTCAGGTGTAATCGCAGCAGCATCCGCAGGTACTGATTACGCAGCAGCAACGACAGGCACGAACGCGCAACTGCTAGCCAACAATGGTAGTGGCGGTTTTGCTAATGTAACCGTCGGATCTGGGCTTACATTTTCTGCTGGCACACTTTCGGCAAGCGGCGGATCTGGCACTGTTACTTCAGTTAATGTTTCTGGCGGCACGACGGGACTTACCACATCTGGCGGTCCTGTTACAGGGTCAGGCACGATAACGCTTGCAGGCACATTAGCTGTTGCCAATGGCGGCACAGGCCAAACCACTTACACGAATGGTCAGTTGTTGATCGGAAATACCACAGGCAATACGCTCACAAAGTCTACATTGACTGCTGGAAGCGGCATATCAATTACCAATGGCAATGGGTCGATTACGATTGCTGCAACGGGCGGTGGCGGTGGATTTAGTCCTGTAACAGCAGCGATGATTTTTGGATAGGAACAACTATGGCAGCTCCAAATCTACTTTCACCGACGACGATTAACGGCAAGACCGTTACAGTTAACCTAACAACAACAAGTGCAACATCTGTTTTAAGTAATGCCGCAAGTTCTGGCAAAGCCTTAAAAATAAATGCACTGTACGTTGCTAATGTAAATGGAACAACCAACGCAGAGATTACGATCAATTATTACTCTGCTGCTGCGCTTGGTGGTACGGCCACGCAGATAGCATCAACGGTTGTTGTGCCTGCTGATGCGACGCTTGTAGTCATTGATAAAGATGCTTACATCTACTTGGAAGAAAACACATCTTTAGGCGCTACGGCTGGCACTGCAAACGATCTAAAAGTAGTTTGCAGCTACGAAGATATTTCTTAGGGGTAAGACATGCCCAGAGGTAACGGCGGGGTCATAGGCCCAGCAAACATACCCACAGTTAGCTCGGCCAAGGGTGTTTGGTCGCTTATGGAGCAGTTTATTGCTCAAAGGCAGGGCATTTGGCCGCCATACAATTACACCGTCGTCCAAACCTTTACCGCTACGTCTACTTGGACTTGCCCTACTGGTGTTACTAGTGTTGAGTATTTAGTTGTCGCTGGTGGTGGTGCTGGAGGTAGCCAGGGTGGAGGTGGCGGTGCAGGTGGCTATAGAACAGGAACAGGTTTAAGCGTTACGGCAGGGACTGATTATACGATTACTGTTGGAGCTGGAGCTACAGGAAACAGCAATAGAAGTATTAATGGGGCAAATGGTTCTGATTCTATTTTTAGCTCAATAACATCTATCGGTGGTGGCGGTGGTGGTGGCAGACTTGCTCCTGCATTGTCTACTGGCGGTTCTGGCGGTGGAGGTGTTGGAAACGGGCCATCAGCAGGGTCAGGGACAGCAGGACAAGGTAATAACGGAGGCGCTGGGGCTACTGGGCCTATAGAAGCGTCTGGAGGCGGTGGCGGCGCTGGTGCTGTCGGCAGTAATGCTGCAAGCGGCGCTGGTGGAAACGGAGGCTCAGGAACAGCTTCAACCATTTCTGGATCATCTACAACTTACGCAGGCGGTGGTGGTGGTAGTGTAAGCACAAGCGGAAGCCCTTCTACAGGTGGAACTGGAGGTTCTGGAGGTGGTGGTAATGGCGGAGCAAATACTAATGGAAGTTCTGCAACTGCTAACACAGGAGGCGGTGGTGGTGGAGCAGGTTATACGTTTACATCAGGTAACGGCGGCTCCGGCATTGTTATCCTAAAGTACACCGTAGCGTCCCAAACCGTATTTACGTTCAAAGGCACTACTAAGTGGACATGCCCGACAGGTGTAACCAGCGTTGACTATCTTGTGGTTGCAGGTGGTGGCTCTGGTGGTAATGGATCAAGTGTACCAAGAGGTGGCGGAGGTGGTGGAGGGGCTGGTGGTTTTAGGACTGGAACCAGCTTTTCAGTTACCGCAGGCACGGAATATACCGTAACAATTGGCGGTGGCGGTCCTAACGGTTCTAATGGGTCTGACTCTGTATTTTCTACAATTACATCAACTGGTGGCGGAAAAGGCGGTACATACGCAGGTGGTAACGGTTCTTCTGGCGGCTCAGGTGGAGGCGGCGCTGGAAGTACAACAACCGCAGGGACCGGCGGTACTGGCAATACACCATCAACCTCCCCGTCGCAAGGCAATACTGGAGGTAATGGATATGTTTCCGGCGGACAACCCGCAGGCGGTGGTGGAGGCGGGGCCGGGGCAACAGGTCAAACAGCTACGGTATTGAATACTGGTGGAAACGGTGGTAACGGAACAGCATCATCTATTTCTGGTTCGTCTGTAACTTATGGGGGAGGCGGTGGTGCTGGATGGGATGCTCCTAATACTGGTGGATCTGGCGGCACTGGCGGCGGAGGTGCTGCAAACGCTACTGGTTCTGGTACTGCTGGAACGGCTAATACTGGTGGTGGTGG